ACTATTGCCTGCTTCTATTTTCCAATTACCATTTGTTTGACCAAACTCTAATTTAGTTGCACCTGATGCTGCAAATACATTTAAATTGCTACCTGTTACTTTAGCACCTGTACTTGTAGTTTCAAATTTTTTGCTATTGTCGTGATATAACTCTACCGCACCATCTGTTAAGAATTTTGCTAAATGCTCAGTATCAGATTTTGTCAATAATATACTTGGACCATTTGTATCTAAAACTAATGACCCTGTTCCACCCTCTTGAATTTTGCTATTATTACCATCGTGATATATTTGTAAGTCTGATGAATTACCAAATAATGCTTTGCTTGTATCTGTTAAAGTTATATCATCATTTGCACTTACTGCTATATCTGTTCCACCTGTTGTATTACCATTTGCAAGTATTTCAGAAAGTGTATCTATGCCACCTATAGCAGACCTAACATAAGCTGTTGTCGCTACCTTTGTTGAGTTGTCGCTTTGTGCTTGTGTGGATGCAGTTGTTGCAGAGCTTATAGTTCCATCTAACTGACCACTAAAAGTTGTTGCTGTAAAAGTTGCACCACCTGATATATTATTACTACCCATAGCAATATTGCCTGACATAGTACCACCTGCAAGAGGTAAAAACGCACCACCTGCTGTATCTACATAAGCTGTTGTCGCAAGTTTTGTGCTGTTGTCTCCTTGACTTTGTGTTGTTGCAATTGAGCCATTTGATAACGTTACAACTCCGCTAGTCGCTGATATTGTGTTGCCGTTGATGTTCAAATTATCAACTTGTAAATCGCCAGTTATTAAGGCGTTTCCAACAACCTCAAATTCTTTTCCGCTAGTCGGTGTGCTTGATGTATCTGATGTAGGTTTTATAAATAAAACAGCTGTTGACAAATTAGCAACTGAGCTGACACCAAATCCATCCTGTATATTTTTAACTGAGGCTGTAAGCCCGTCATTGTCAGCAAGTTTTAAAAGTCCGTCATAACTTGATGCAATCGTTTGTCCTGTGAGAGTAGCCATATATAAGAAACATTAATAAAGACAAATTTAAGGAATTTATATTTTACCTTGGCCACGATATTTTTTTTTGCGTTGGGAAAATGATTTGTTTTTTGAATGTCGTCCAGGGCGTTTTTTTCTTGGTTTTTTATAAAATGAAAAAACGTTTTTTTTTGCCATTATTTTTTATTGCCAGTAATTATATTTGCACCTTTTTCAAAAGTCCTTCCGCCGAAAAATGAAAATACAACTGCCAACATAACTTTCTCAAAAGTATCATTCCATAAAGTGTTAATTTGAAAATCAATACTATTTACTGAATCTAAAATACCAGCCAATGAAAAAACTACAATGCACCAAACCAATACCAATGGTCTAACATTTTTACTCAACCATCCAGAATTGACACTGTTCATGTCAGCCTTCCATCTGTCGGTGACAGAATCCATCTCTTTATTTTGTTGGTCATAAATTAGCTGCTGTAATTTAATTTTATCGTCTGTTGAAATCTTTGCTTTTGTTATTTCTGCAATAGCGTCTTTTGGCGATGTCACACCATTTAGAACAGCTCCTAATTGTGGCGATACAATGCTAGCCGCACCAAATAATAATTTACCTACAGTTGTCGATTTGAAAGGCTTTTTGTCTTTACTCATTACTTTTATAATTACTAATTTCTAAATATTCATTTTTTGCATCAAAACTTGGGCAGGGTTTTTTGTCTGTGAAATCTCTATGCCCATAAATAATAGCATCTGGAAACTCTTGTTTTAAATCCTGAAGTATATTAATTAATGATTCTTTTTGTTCTGGAGTTCGAGTATCAATCCAGTTTTCCATATTTTTGTCCATGCCGCCAATGTAACAAATTCCAATACTTCGTTTATTAACGCCAGCTACATGAGCGCCTGATTTTTCAATCGGTCTTGCCTCTTGTATTTCACCATCTAATTTTATCACATAGTGATACCCACAATCTGACCATCCATTGCCTTTGACATGCCATTCTGTAATATCTTCAACATCAAAATCTTTGTGTTCTGGAGTTGCGCTGCAATGAACAATTAATTTATCAATTTTTCTCATTTGATATTAATTAATATTTTAATTTGTTGTTACCCTTCTAACAGGCGATTTATCATAAATTAAAGATTGTATTTGCTCAACTGGCACGTCTATTGATAGAGTTATACCACCATCATACCTTCCAATCAAGCTTCTATCTTTATAAATAAATATTACCGGTACTGATTTTATTTGTTGTCTGATGCTTGGTTTTTGGTCCTCTAATAAAGCACGTACAATTTTTGCTCCTTTAATTTTATCAAGATGTTTATAATCATTTTTGTAATTCCAAGAGCTGTTAATGTGTAAAACTGTGAATTCCTGACTGCTACTTTGAGCATATACACATAATGCAATTATGACAAATAAGCGTTTCATTTTTGAATAATCTCGTATAGTTTTTCATCGATTTTGTCCAGTTTCTCAGAGTTTTCTTGAACTTGTTCTGCTGTGTTTTCAATTGTCTCTCTAATTAACTGGTCTTTTAAATCATATTCAGTTCTCGTCAGTTCTGGTTTTGGCAGTTCCTTTGCCAGCTCTATCTCAGCAGTCAAAGTAAAGTATAAACCAGCTAAAGAAATCGCTCCAGCTAAAATTATTGAGATGGTTTTTAAATCAAGTTTAACCTCTGTGTTTTCATTTATTGCTTTTTCCATTTTATATTTCTATTACTCTATTTTGCAGCTCTAAAATTGCCCTGTACAATGTGTGGCTTTTTGTATCGTCTCTTAAATAATTTATGTTTTCAGCAACACTCGTATAAACTTTAAAACCATCGCTAGTGAGGTCAAAATAATTTCCTTCACGAACTCTTAACAAATTTAAGCAATTTGAAATTAATGTATTAGCAGTCAGCTCGCCGCCTTGATTGGCCGCAAATCTGGTGACGACTTCAATTCTGGATGTCACTTCAGTAGTAAAAGAAGTTCTGTTTTGGTCAACCTCAACCAGATTGACACCATACACTCTTATATGAGGGAATGTTGCGTTGCCAGGAACAGTACCATAAACAGGCACAACAGAGCCACCAGAACTAATATTACCAGTTAATGCAGTTATAATTTTTTTACGAATAAATTTAGCTGGGTCATTCATGTCAATTCTTTTAATTTTTTAGTGATTCTTTTTAACAAATTTAAGAATTCTATTCGAGCTGCTGGAAATAAAAAAGGTCTTGCTGGTAGGCTAATTGGAAATTGAACCATACGCCAGTTGCCTTTGATATTAACAGGCAGCTTGCCAGAAAACCCTTTGCCTTTAAATTGTGCTGCATAGGATGCTGGTATTTTAAGGGCTTTTAAATCGCTTAAATCGACTTTTGAACCAGTTCCAAACTCAACATACGGCGCATAAGTTTTACCAGCCTCAACAAAAGCTTTTTTGCCTGAATGTATTGTTTTTATTGATTGTTTTAGGCCGCCCAAATCAACAACAACATTCCTTTTTGCTCGTCTCTCAATAGCAAACCCTGTTCTGCCTATTTCATTTGATAATGGCTTGGACCCATATTCCCTTAGTAGCTTTATTTTTTTTTCTAAAATTGCTAAATCTGATTTGTCAATTTTTGCATCTAATTTCATTACACTGTCTGGTCAATTAAAACACCTCGTATTGTCACAAAATATTTATAATCAGACTCGAATATATTATCAATTCTGTAATCACTGGCGGTGTTTGAGTCAACCCTAAATGTGTCATTTACATTGACATTTGAAACGTCTTTTTTTCTGCATGTTAGCTCCGCAACTAAGCTCCTTTCACGAATACCGTTTTCATCTTCTATTTTACCGTCAAGCTCACGATATTTAGCCCATGCTGTTGCGCTGCTGGTAGATGCGGTTGTAAATCCACCAAAACCATCAGCTGTAAGGCTTGAACGAAAAAAAAATATTCTGGATTGTAATTGTCCTGCGTCCATTACACAAACATTGATTTATAAGAGTCAATAAGTTTTTTTGATTGAGTTGGCAATTCAATGACGGTTGTGCCGCTTTTAAAATCCGTTCTATTATCATAAAGAGTTGAAACCATTTGCATAATAGAATTTTTCAAAAGCTTGTCAGCTAAACCAGCTGTTGTATAATTAATTTTTACCTTTTCATATTGTCCAGGCAGTCTATTATTTACAACATAAGATGGCTGACTATCAAGCTCGATAGTTTCTTTGTCTAAACCCACTACTGTATGTGTTGCAGCTGTGCCATCAACTGTAACTGATTCGATTGACGCAACAGGCCCAAAAGGTATATTTATAACACCATCTGATGTGTCTAAATAGTAAGTCCTGGTCTTCGCAACAATATCTCTAGATATGTAATTTTCTAAGTATTGTCTAGATTGTGTGACCATTTCACTTATCAAAGTGTCGTCAATATTATGGTCAACCCTTAAATAATTTTTCATTTCAGAATTTGCCACAATCTCAGAACCTGTTGTTGAGTTTATTTTACTTTGCCTCATTTTTAGTTTCCTTAGAATTTTGTTTATGCTCTTTAGTTTCCTTTTTGACTTTTGCTTCTTTTATTTCAATAGCCATACCGCTATCAATTAGCTCTTTGCCGACTTCATCCTTCATAACATATTCTCTATTAGCGTTATATTGAACAGCACCAACAATTACTGATTTTTCTTTTAATTTTACTTTCATAACAATTTTTTTATAAAGTTAAAAAAAAAGCGCCAAATCAATGGCGCTCTAAACAATGAACAATAATACTATGTAAGTAAATCAAAGTTATTAAAATTTTTTTGATATTTACCGCCCTTTGCAAATTTAAAACTTTTTTGACCCTCATTTTTAATAATATAAAAACCATTCTGTACTTCATGATACAAAGCAAAATAATCAACCAACTCCTTTTCATAAGTTTTTTTGCCGATTCTTTTTAACGTGACTTGTATGCCGTTTCCGTGTTTGTATCGGTTTTTGCCTAAATATTTTATTTGTATTTTTTTTAGGTTTCCATTTTTTTCTAAAATCAAATCATATTTGCTATGAGCCAATAAAGGAATAGAGACGCTGAAACCATGTTGCATAGCTGTCGTAGCAAAATGATATTCAGCAAAACAACCTTTCACATTATGGTTCACGCCTTCGGTTTTATATAAAGTTATGCAAAAAAAAACTGAGGCCATTTGACCCCAGTTTCCGCTCCTGGATATAAACAAACTATAATTATAAAAACACAAAAGACTTGGAGCGTTTCTGTTTATTTATTTGAAATTTTCTGAGCAAATATTGTTGTTGCTCTCTCGTTTTTTTATTCCAG